TCAGATAGATGTGCTATGCTAGCCGAGCCACGTAGATGTGAGAGAGATACCTCCCGCCCATCCTCGTGACCTCGATCACCGGACGGTCTACGGAGGTGACTAACAAGCATAAGAGCTATGCCTGTTTCCTCTACCAGGGACCGTAGCTTGGTCATCAAGACATCGATAGACTTGCGTTCATCCCCAAAGTCTTCTTGACCGGACACCAGTATCGATAGGTGATCGAGAAAGACCCACTTACAATCCAGAGCCTTTGCCATGTACCGTACACGGTCGAGAATCTCATCGTTACTAACGCTACCAAAGTGATCAAACGCAAAGAACCTTCGACTTCCAATAGTCTTATTTTCCCAGTCTTTTAATTGCTCCAGGGTATACTGATCTCGGATTTCCTTAATATATAATCTAGCATCAGCCTCAACAGACATAATATTAAAGGCCGTGTTGCGTGTACTTTCTTCCAGGGCGAGTAAGCCTATGTTATCTTTGGTGCTCCCCAGGATGTGATGCATTAGCTCACGCATCACACTGCTCTTACCCATGCCAGCCCCGGAGGTAAAGGTTACGAGTTCTCCTGTACGCATTCCGTAG